CTTTATCTATACATTTTTATAGTAAGGATTACCAGCGGATGATATGGCTGCTAGAAAATCATCCAAGAAAAAGCATACACCGGCTGTTCGATACCTCCGGTATGAATTGACGAACTCATCGACGGCTGGTGTAGAGACGTCGCATTATATTGACTTGGCTCGGGATCTATCTGCAGTTAACCGCAGATTGTACAGACAAGGCAGAGATTATCATGTTAAGCGAGTCACAATTGTGTCGAGCAACACTGAAGGATCAGGTAACAGGATAAGTCTAGGTACCATTCCGGATTCGTGGACTGCACGTAACGCATGGCACCGTGGATTCAAGACATGGACTGAGATGAACAAGGTCGCTACTGACCAGATCAGCGGAGACATTTCTGGAACCTGGTCGGATTTCAAGGTCCATTTGACCACCGATAGCCGAGTTGCATACAACGCTGGTAACTTCCTTATCCCAAAGGATAACGGAGGTAACAATGTTGATTTCGGAGAGTGGCGCATGAGTCAGCTGGTATCGCCAGATGGTACAACGAGTGCGGACCCATTCGAATTGCATATGCTCGGGACACATACTGGTTCCCCAGCTGCTCCCGGTAGTTGGACAAGTGTTGGCCTGGTCAAGTCTTACGCAGAATCACGGGCTACGGTTTCCACTGAAGATCCATCAGTTCCTTCCGAAGCTTCGGATGATCCGCTTGTCAATGTTTTTGATTACGGAACTGCTATCGATGAAGTCGTTGATAATCTGCAGTCACAGAATGATTATCCACCGTATCAACAGGACGTCTATCCTGGTGAAACTGGCAATATGCCAAAACCACTAGTTGTACAAGACACCACTTTGGAGTTTGGTAAAGCAACTGTGGGCGGGTTTAATGCGATTTGTGGTTTAATTGAAATTGAATCCAAGTCTGCATTTGAAAGCGATGTTTATTCGGTCCTTGTGGAGCTTGCCCCTGGCAACTACCGAGGCATCAAAGCGGAGATGATTTGATGGCAACGCCAGACACTGCTACTGCTGTGGTCGAATCCGCTGTCGATACGTCTAAACTTATCTCAATAGTTGAGCACATCAAACAAAACAATGTCGCATATCTTGTCGGCTTGTTGATTTCACACCAATTGGGAATACTTGACCAGGTGATTGTTTGGGGAAGCAGTTCCGGCCTTTGCTAAGGAAAAAACTGCTTCGTTCGAAATACGTACCACCGTACGATTCGAAAGAGAAACACCTTCCAGACCACAATTTTTGTGGGCCAGGTACTAACGTTACACGTAGGTTGAACGAAGGCGTACAGCCAATGAGTGAACTCGATGCTGCATGTCGAATACATGACATCGAGATAGAGACGAGAGGCCCACAGACCAAAGGTCGTTCTCCAAAGGCCTTGAGGACTTCGGATATGAAGCTAGCCAGAGCAGCAAAGAAAATTGCTCTGGATAAAAAACGGTCAAAGAGAGAGCGAGCCATGGCTTGGGTGGTTCACCGAGCAATGATTGCTAACAAGTGGCGGCAAAGCCGGAAGTCCTAGACTGAACACTTCTATCGTGACCGACCCGCAGTTGTAGCCGAGGAACCGCAGATGCTGGTAGCGATTGAATCAATCGCACCTGCAGCAAGGTGGAGCCGAGTGAACTATCGACGAGTCACAACGATGTCGATGGCTCCGACGAGCCGGCGTAAACAAGGGCTGATGCCATGGAAACCTTTGTATACATGTATACACACGCAGTGGTATGGCTAAATTATATTGGCGCATCAAGAAAGACGGAAAGTGGACTTGGACACCTTGGAGGTGGACTGATGATGATTTTGACAAGTTATGGACGTTGGAAAAAGAAAATCAGCAGGGGGAAGCCTGATGGTAGGTATGTGGATCACATGCGTACATTGTAACGAGGAACATTTGACAGCAACGTCGCTTGTCGAACACGGATGCTGTTTTCATTGTTACATGAAAGGCAAAGGGCCAGGGGTGCTGGAATGAAGTGCAACAAGTGCAGCTACATTATGGAATTCCGTAATGACGCTTGGCCAATAGAGGTCTCTCCAGACAACTGGACTGAATTGTGGGTATGTCCACAATGCGGAACTGAGGAAGTTGTATGATAACGAAAATATACGAGTGTCCTCGTTGTTTTCATAAACGTATTGCGTTTGTTCGAACAAGAGCGATTTGCACAATGTGCAAACGCAAAAGAATGATGGTCGTAGGATGGATAAGATGAATCCTGATCAATTACAGCCTCGCTGTAAGAATCGTATGCGATCTACAACCAAATGCCGTCGCATGTGTTGTAGGAAAAAGAAAGAGCAACCGGCTGATGACGGTGGTCGTCAAATGAAACTAGCTGGAAGCGTTGTTTATTGTGTTCGAGGTTGTTGCCAGCAAGTACCAGGTACTCGCTACAAGTGCCTCTTGACGGCTACAACCCCAAAGGCAAAAAATCGTTGATTTTGCGAACAACCAGCCAAAAGTATTTTGGACTGTCACCTCCGGTAGAAGGCAAAGAAGATGTGAAGTGATGGCTGAACAACCCATCCGAGCATGTTCTGAATCGGGAGTGGCGGTGAATTACTTTAGTAAGAGGGGACTTTATCTATACATTTTTATAGTAAGGATTACCAGCGGATGATATGGCTGCTAGAAAATCATCCAAGAAAAAGCATACACCGGCTGTTCGATACCTCCGGTATGAATTGACGAACTCATCGAC